CATCTTTATCCCCTCCCTTTTGCTGCTCCACCTGTACTGGCACCGATTGCATTAGCTCTACATCAGTTCTCGACTTTCCCGACTCGTCCAAATCAAACCCAAGTCCTTTAAGCTCTTTATCTTCCTCCACGGGTTTTACTTCAATACCTTGGGTCTCCGCCTCAGCCGCCATGCCCCCCAGTAACCTTTCTGCCTCACCCCTTGCCGCTTTCACCACTGCCTCACTCGGCTCAACTGCCTCGCTCTTCCCCTTCTCTAATTCAGCACCGGAATCACTCATATATTAAATCTTACCTCAAAACATCCGTTATTGCTTGCCTGAAGTTTCCCTCGAATCCTGGATTCCCTTCATATTTCCTTTTAACTCTCTCTAATATCCACCCAAACGCTTCTGGCAATAGCAACGAGTACAATACCACTGCCCGCCTAAATCTCTTCTTATTCTCCTCGCCAAATTCAGTTTTCCCTTCACTTATCATCCGTGCCATCAGCACTAGCTCATCTTTTATCGCCCAGCTTATACCTGTCTTCTCATCCGCTATCTTCAACCTACCTCTTACTGTAGTTGCATCTCCTCCCCCATTCAAATACTCCACCATCAACTCATATAACCTATTCGTTTCTGTGCCCTCCAATTTTCCCCCTCTTTCACTATTTACCAAAATTTGCTCTATCTCCCCCCATGCCCCCGCCTGTAGAGTAGGAGATGTCGGCTTTGCTTTGATCTTCGATGTTGCGGATCATTCCCTTGATAATTTTGGCCGTGTCAACGTCGGCGGCGTCGTCCTGGGGTCTCACGTTGATCCCTGGTTTTCCCTGGCGCATGTCGTTCACGACCTGAGTCCGGTATTGCCGGTATTTGTCGATAGTCAGGCATGGTCTTGGGCCGTTTTCAAGGTCATTTTCACGGTCTTTGCGGATGTCCTCGGGCCACTGGTCTAAAGTAGCGAAACGAAGGTCATCCTTCATCAAGGCGCGTTCGCTTTGTTCGTCGTCCACGCACTGCTTCAAGGCTTCGCGGGCTTCTTTCAAAAGCTCTTTATCGTCCATTTTTCATCTTTCTCAACGCGGAGACTTTCGCAACCGGGAAGGGAATTTCACGATACTCTTTGGCTTGCCCCCAATTTAGGATTAGGTTCAAGACCTGTCCTGACGGGAACTCGAATGTCTCGTCCTTGAAACGAAAGAAAATGGTATCCGTAAGGATTCGTGACTCTCCCACGGCCAATCCCTTTTCGTAGCAGTCCTTCATTACGCCATCCATGCGGTTCTCTGGTCTGCGACCGGGTTTGGCGGGATGTAGGGAATCGCTACTTCTTCTTTCGGCCAGATCAGTTTCAGGTCGGGCTCGCAGATGCGCGCCAAGGCATCGAGCATATCGTCATGCAATCCTACCGGGAATGGGTAGAACTCCTCCTCGATGAAATCGTGGACGAGGTTATGCGTCATCTTCTGCCAGTCAGTTACCGAGTGCGACTCAGGCAACCAGATACGGCCAGCCTCGAACAATGGCACTAGGCGCTTGATGCGGTCCTGCTTGGAAGTCTGTCCCCCCACCTCGGTGATGTGGAAGCGGTAATTCTCGTTCTCCATCCGAGACTGGTAGTGTTCAACGTCGCTCATCAGGCCGTACTTCTCGTAGCGCACCTGTTTCGGCTTGTACTTGCGGTGCAGGGTAAAAAGCCGGTCGCCGCGCTCCTTGAGATTCAGGCGATCCCTGATCTCCGGCACGCAGTAGTAATTCCCGTCTTTACCCAAGCCGACCGCCCATCCCGCGGTATAGTCGCTGCCTTTTTTCTTGCTCGACGCGGCATCGAATAGCAGATACCAGTTAAGCGCCTCCGGCCTGATCTTGCGATAGTGGCGCAGCCATTCCCGCTTGAAGCCTTGCAGGGCGTCTGCTTTAGGGTTGAGCAGAATCTGCGCGGCATAAGTGTATGGGCCCATGTCGCGGCGTTTGGCGGCGTGTGTTTCTTCGTTCCAGCAAACACTCGCGCCTTCCTCGGTGCCGCCGATGCGGCCTGGATGCTCGCGTGGGATCAGGGTCAAACGATCCGAAATCGTCTTGTAGGCGTCGTTGAAATGCCATCGGGTTCCGGCACCGCGTTTGATTCCAGGGGTGGTTCCGAGGTTATAGCTGCGCTCCATCTCGGTCATTACCTTGGAGATCATCTCGGGCGTTGTCACCGAACCAGCGACCACCACGTCGTCGTAGAGCAGCACCTTGAAGTGCTTGGAGGTTGGTTGGCCGTCCACCAGTCCCCACGCCTCTACGGTAGCCTCGTTTGGATTTGACTTTCGCTTGACGATGATGCCGTCGTCCTCTGACCATTTCTGCGCCTGCCTGACATCCTCGCCCCACAGCACATCAGGGAAAGCGGCGTGCAGGGTCCGGTTCGATTCAAGTTCGCGCATGATCTGGCGCAGGAAGGCTTTGGCGATGGGTCTCGTATGGGAGAAAATACCGATGGTCGTTTCAGGATCACAGAGGATATTCTGGATCGTGAGGCCGAAGGTAATCACGCTGGATTTCCAGTGTTCCCGCGCCCACAGGTCAAGATGTCCGTCGGGGTCCGCCTCGACCTCGCGGACGCGCTCGAAAGCGAACTGATTATCGACATGCCCGGCGCGGTCCACGCACGGAAGCATGTCCACGCGGGCGCAGACCCGCACCAGAAGATAGTACAAGTCGGCCTTGCACAGCAGGCGCACTACCTCATTGAGTTTCCCGCGCCTGCGCCCTTCGGCCTCTAATGCGTCCCAATACCGGATCGCACCTTCCACCGACATCGCATGCAGCGCCGCGATCTGCGCGCTCGTCAAACTGTCCAAGGGGGACCCACGGCAAGCATTAAATCACATCGTCAGCTTCAGCGTCGTGCGTTGCGGATTCGACGACCTTCTCCAATCTCTGCGGCGGCGCACTCAACCTCTCCAGCAGCGCCCCCGCAAACCCAACCAACCCCGCATCCAACACCACCACCCCACCCCCATCCATCGAAACCCGATCCCCCCACCTGGCCCTGTCCA